CTTTGCAGAAGCGAATGTTTGCGCATTATCGAAAATGTCAGATTGAGGACAAGCCGTGCAAGATGATCATATTGAAACCTCGGCAAAAGGGTGCAAGTACATGTGCTCAGGCTTTGACGTATCACCATATGCGCAAGCATGAAAACCTTAGCGGGAGCCTCATGGGTGATATCAGCGGAACAAGTGATAAGGTTTTCGAGATATACCGTCGATATGCGGAATACGACCTATTTCCCTGGGACGAAAGCGGGGGGTCATTGGCCGAGGGCGGTAGCCTTGCGGATTTGATCAAATTAAAAAGCCGCAGTAATTACGGAAAGGAAACCGCGGGTTCCAAAAACGCGGGTCGATCCGGTACCATTCAGGTCGGGAATATGACGGAGGTTGCATTCTGGCCTATGCAAGGTGAGCGGGACCCGGCATTGGGATATCTCCAATCATTATATGACGGCGATAATATATCCCTTGTTGTTGCTGACTCTACCCCGAACGGTCCAAACGGCTGGTTCTATCGTACCTGGGTGCAGGACAATGAATGGGCTAAGATTTTTGCGGCATGGTATGAATTTGATGATTCCGTTATACCTTTTGAGAACGAGTCGATGAAACAAGACTTTATCGACACGATGACAGAGGACGAGAAGTATGAGATGGAGCGTTTTGATGTAAATTACGAACAACTCAATTGGAGAAGGCGTGTACTTCAGGACAAATGCAATGGTGATATCAGCAAATTTCGCCAGGAGTATCCAAGTGATCCCGACGAATGTTTCTTAATGAGTTCCCGTCCTCGTTTTCATGTAGCGAATATAGAAAACATGATGAAGGCTGCGGAAAACATAAAGTTTAAAACTGGTACCATGAGCGTTCAGAATGACGGAAAATCGGGCAGTTTTACACCTGACAAGGGTGGTATGTGGAAAGTATACGAAGAACCGGAGTATGACTCCCGTTATATTATATCTGTAGACACCTGTACCGGAGAAGACCAACAAATGCAGGGTCTTGCGGCGGATCCAGACTTTCACTCTGTGCAAGTATGGAAAGCACCGTTTGAGGATTGGCATGGTGATTGGCATGTTCCCCGCTTGGTCGCTCTGCATCATAGCCGTTTAGATATCGGGATATTGGCGCACGAAGTTGAGGGAGCGGCCCGGTGGTATGGTAATGCCTTTGTAGTTCCTGAAGTAAACAATTCCGGGTTGGCGTTATTAAAGTATTTGCTGGAAATGGGTTTAAGCGTGTATCGCCGTCGAAAATATAATGATTCGATGGGTATGGTTGAAAAAAGTTTTGGTTGGTCTACTGATAAGATTACCCGAAAGACCATTATTGATCACATGGCGGCTGAGCTGATTGATGAGAATTTTGATATTCCTGATATTGATGTATTAAAAGAGCTCAAAACCTTTATCATTAATGATCGCGGTAAGCCGGAAGCGGCCCCGGGCCATCACGACGACCATGTATTGGCCGCGGCTATCGCTATTTACAATATCGACCAGGCTAGCAAGTACCAGCTTCCAAAGAAGAAGAAGATTACAAACCGCATGCTTCATAAAAATCCGAGCCTTTTATGCCCGGATGGCTTCATGCGGGTACCTCTTTCATCGCTTAAGAAGAATCACAAGCGGTTGAGACCGTAATTCTGTATATCTACTCTTCTGCTATGGCTGAACCACTAGAAATATACCGTAAGAAAAAAGGTTTAACGCGACAACAGGCTATAGACGTATTAGAGTCTATAAACAAAGGGTTTAGCTCTCTATATGAAAGAGGAACTTTTGATTTAGGTAAAGCCGACGAAAGAAAAGCTCACGATTCGATGGCCGCCGAGTTTAAAAAAGATCCAGAATTATTAAGAGCTTTTGATACCTGGCGTCGATCTAATGGTTTAGACGGTGTCCAAGATACATTGCGGTCCGCAAACAACACAATGTTCGTTGCGGATGCATTTAGAGGAGCTTACGACCAGATTACGGGTGGAAATGAGCAAGATACTTACGAGAAAAACTTACTAGAGCCTTACGGTTATATTAAAGAAGCTACCGGCAGCTATTCACCTCCATATCAAAAAGACCAAGCTGCGAAACAGGCTCAAGATGTTTTTGAAAGTAACGCGCCGCAAACCGACGCAGAGTTAGAAGAGGCGAATAAGAAGGATTCGTCTGCAAATTCCGCCGCGACTCAAACACTGGATAATCCCAACCCCAATCCCAATCCCAATCCTGGAGGAAGCGCAGCCGCAGCAAAATCCGCCGCAGCAACAGCTCAGCGTGTTTTCGGAGAGGATGATCAGTTAACTAAACTTGAACAATCCGAAGCTATTCGCCGCACACAAAATGAGATAGCGGCGCAAAAAAAGCAGGACCGTATGGATGCGTCCCGGGCTCATCAAGAAAATGTATTAGCTGAGATGTGGGAGAAGTACAGCCCCACAGGACGTGCCGATGGCCGAAGGTGGTCAGAACTGCCAGAAAATGAAAAGCGTGAAATGCGTAAGCGGTATGTTGAGTTTTACGGTCCGAAAAAAGAGGCGGTTGAAAGCAATATAATTGTCCCAGAACAAGGCGAATCAGGTGGGTTTATCCCAGCTCGTTTTACTTCTGAGACCGACATGATTAATGCCGGTGTCACCGGTGAAGTTTTTGACCCCACTTACGGGATCGCTCCAGGCTATAATACAGCGAATGCAGGTACACAGCCCTTGGCTCCTGTAAACCGAGAGCCCAGTGTATTTGATCAGCTTGCAAATCAACCAAAATACAGAGATTTACAGCCGCTTGTTGACGGAACCGTGGTTCCTTCGAAACCCGGGCTTCCGGCTGACATGGCTTTAAACAGTGGCAAAAATGTAGACATTGCGAACTCTTTAAGAACCAGTCCTGGGTTGCCGCTAGATATGGAGTTAAACAGTGGCAAAAATGTAGGTACAGAAAACTCCTTAAAAAGTGCCCCTGGAATACCTTCGGATATGGAGATGGAAACCTCGAAAGAAGTTGGGTACATGCCCGCTCAAACAAGGGAAGAAGCTAGAGCAGAGTGGGACGGTCGAGTAGCAGCAAAAATACAAGAGTCCGATCTTGAAAAAAACCGAGCAGCAGTAAGGGCGGAAAGAGCTTCTCGGCAGGCTGAATTACTAAAACCGTCCAGAAAAATCCTCCCCCCGTATAATTTTGAGGAGCCAACACCGTTCGACACCTCTCTTCGTGATGAAGCTAGAGCAGAGTGGGACGGTAGAATAGTAGATCGCCGAAACCAATACCAGAAGGCAAGAGCTGAAAACCCGGTTAGAAAACAGGAGGACCGGAGAGAAGCTGAACTAAACAAACCGGTAAACCCTTTTGATTTATATGGCGAGCCCGCCGCACCAGCACCAGCACCAGCACCAGCACCCGAGCAGGCTAATCCAGAATCAAAAGACACAGATTTTGACAGACTTATGCCGGTTTACGGGACTGAAAACGGAAGACCTAAACTTATAGGTTATAGGAACTATGGAGCAGCGAAAGCTAATCGCGGCAAAGCTTACAACCCTTTTCAATATCACCGCAACGGAGACAGGACTTTTTCCCCCAGCGAGATTCAAAAACACGGTGGTATAAGAGGTGCGTATTTAGACAACCAGCTTTTTGAGACACGACAAAATCATTTAAGCAGTCAAGCACAGGAAAGAGGTCTAAATAGGTATATACCAGACGGGCCTACAGAAACCCCTTTAGCAGACCAAGGTATGAAAGCTTATCAGAGCTTACCTCAAAATAAAAAAATAGAAGAGTTAAACCGGTTTAGGAAAAAAAGAGGTATGGATGCACTTGACGATGGTGGTATCGAGCCTCTTATTGATCGGGCCTCTGGCCGGCTTAATAGAGCTCAGTCTTTGTTAGACCAACTAGGATAACCCAAATCAGCCATGTCGATTGACGATCAAGTTGATTTAGGAGCAAAAGATTACAGCCCTGAAGGTGAAGGTTCTGGTTTTGAGCAGTTCTTAAGCAAGCCTGTACAAAGGCAATATCAACCCTTCGGTGGGCAGATACAGCGAAAGCAGAGCTCAGTCGTTCAACCTCAATATGCACAACCTGAAATAGAGGAAGCCCCTCAATCAAATTATCAAGACCCTTTTGATGAAGGTCTTGATGCTTATGACCAAACCAAAAAGTATCATGGTCAGATTAGCCAGTTTGCTAGAGAAAACGAAAGATCGGCAAAGCATTACGAAAAATTATACGACGACTTCAAAGAAAATAAATTCTTACCGTTTTATAAGCAGTTTGATGAGTTCGGTGAGTTCGAAAGCGACGACGAGTATGCCTCAAGTTTAGATGCACTTTACCAAAATGATCTTAAATCTAGTCAGGAAGAGGACGGGTTTTTTGGCGGTGAGTCTGAATCTAAAAAGCTAGCTAAGGCTAGACTAGGTAAGTATGTCGGGTGGAATCAGCCTAACGGTATTCGAGATCAGTTTTTACGGTTAAAAACCGAAAAAGAAAGAAGGAGGGCAGTAGCCGATCAAGCCAAGCAGGAAGAGTATAAGTTGTTCGAAGGTTTGACTAGTATACCTATTCCAATGCGTGAGCAATTGGACCAGAGATTAAAAGCTAGGTCCGCAAAACCGAAAAGCAAAAGAGCTACAGATAAGTTATTAAGCGGCTTTGAGTTCGAAGACCCTATCGCTGATATCAATACCGGGGAGATCATAAATCTTGAAAAAACAGATCCGCGAGCAAAGACCCCAGGTTTCGTAAAAAGTAATACTCAGAGACAGCAGAAAAGATTAGAAGCCGCGATGCGCGGTGATATAGACGGCTTTATGAGTCGTCGTCAGACTGTGGCACAAGAACGCCAGCTTAGAGACCGTGGTATATTATTTTCTCAAAGTGGTTTGCTAGACGGCCGCCCTGTAGGGCTATCCCGAAAAGATGTAGATCTTCTCGATATAGAAGAGATGCAGAAGATGGGGATCAAAGAATACAAAGGTGTGCCTATTGGGCAGGCATTAAATGAGCTGGGTGGTGAAGAGTCCTTAAATGTAGCTAAGATTATGCAGGCCGTCCGCGGTAGTTACAGTAATTACGAAGACGCTCAAATAAATTGGCTTACTAACGGCAAAAAAGAATCCGATAAATCAGCTATGGAAAGCTCTAAAGCAGCTTTTGATAAATCTATACAGCTTGCCGCAGAATTTGGTTTAACTGACGAAGTCGTAGAGCAGACTGAGAAAAAAGGATTCTTTTCCCGGATGTCCGAAAGCATCGCAAATGCATTTCGCCGCGGCTTGAAAATGAACGAGATGAGTGAGTACTCATACGATTTTTTCACAAACGCAGCCGACCAATCAGATTTTGAGAAGTTTATTGAGATATCGGAAGAGCTAGGTGAGATACCTACAAGCTCAGCAGCTAAAAAGTTTCAGCAGTATAAATCCAAAGGTTTTTGGGATTCTGTAAGCAATCTACTTTTTGATAATACAGAAGCGATACCTGAGTTATTCGTAGAATCCCTTTCATCCTTTTTACCCGCTTATGTAAGAACTGGTTTTAAAACTATCCCAGGAGCAGCGACAGTCGGTGGAGCAGCCGGTCTAGCAGGCGGGCCTTTAGCTCCGGTCACTGTTACCGGTGGGGCTATATCAGGTGCTAGTTTAGCAGCTAGAGCTAACTGGGGTGTAGCATCTTTCGTCCTTGAATATTCCGGCATGATTTTAGAAGGCATGCAGGAGCTTAATATCGATTATAAAAACCCAAAGGTTTTTGCCGCGGCCTGGAATAATGAGATAACCAGGGACGCGATTAAAGCGAAGGCTTTAAAAAAAGGTCTTCCTATTGCGTTATTAGACTCTGTTTCGGGTTTAATGGGGAGCCGCGTTGCTGCTGCTTTGCATCATGGGGGTAACGCGATAAAAGGCGGGAAGTTGATCGACGG